CCGGCCTTGCGGATCTCTATCTCTGTCGAGCATGCAGCCCTGAGAGAGCTTGAACCTCGGCTGCCCTTGCTCTCATCTTTCCCTGAGTGATGTATGAGACACACATGCGCGCCGGTCGTTTGGCTTATCCTGTCGCAGTTAATCACCAGCATGCCCATGTCCTCGGCTGCGTTCTCATTGCCTGTCATGACACGCGCCAGTGTATCGAGCACAATCAGCTGTATGTTGCCGAGCTCTTGTGCCTTGACCTGTATGGTACGAATGAGCTTGGCAACGTCCTGATCTGTATCCAGCATGTTAACTGTACTGGGCAGTATCGTCAGTGGTATGCCGCTCTGAAGATTGTAATGCTGCTTGTAGGCTGCAATTCTGTTGCGTATTCCATACGCGCCTTCAGCTGCAACGTAGAGTACACCACCGGCATCGATCTCCCTGCCCCGCCATGTCTTACCCGTTGCCACATGCAATGAAAGATCATTCATGAAAAATGTCTTGCCGCAATTGCTTGCCCCATAGACGACCGACAGCTGACCCGCTCCCAGTAGACCCTCCACAAAATCATCAGACGATGTCACTGCCGTGATGTCATCTGCATCCAGTGTCGCAAAAATGTCAGAGTTATTTACAGCTGGTGCTATCACCTCGACAGGCGCACTAATAGGCTCAATCCCTTGCATGATGGGCATTAGAGAGGATGCGTCATTGAGCTCGAGCCAATCGGATATGTCGCTGCGCGGGCGCATGTTCTTACAAACGTCAACAACTCTTACGCTTTTGCAGCTGCCAAACAGTTTAGCTGACACCAGCTTTGCATGATCACGACCGGCCTGATCATTGTCATTTATTATGTAGACATCCCTGCCCTTGAAATATTGCGTCAGCTCATCAGGCCATTTGTTCGAGCCACCTGCATTACACGTTGCTACCAGCCCAGCTGCCACAAGGTTATCCGCGTCCCTTTCGCCCTCACAGATAATAACATAATCGCTCGCCAAAATTTCGGTCACACGATACGGCACATGCTCGATACCCTTTACACTCCAGATCCATTTTGTTGTGTCGTTCGGATCAACCCGCCGCTGCCTGAAATCCTTTGGCATGTAGCGCAAGACCTGCATGTATGGCTGGCCTTCAGGATCTGTATAATCGTACTTTGCCACAACCATGCGAGGCCGCAGTTCTTCGACAACCTGCTTGCTGACAACAACACCGCCCTGCTCGCACTCGTGATCATACCATTCATTGGTATCAAGTTTGACGCTGACGCTGCCACGGGTTCCAAAGCGCAGCTCATTCTTGCTGCTCATGTGCCTGTTAGGCTGACCCCATCGATCTATCGCTGCTGTTTTAATTTCCTGACGGTTCATAGCCACTCGATTTTTGTAAAAGATGTTGTTTGATTTATGTGCCAGACAAACCATGCCAGTGCCATCATGCCACCTTGATAAGGCACACCATTTTTCATCAGGCTCTGTCGTTGCGAGAAAACGTAAACCGTTGCTGGTGGGTAAACTGCAAAAAATGTTTTGCGTTTAATCCCCTCAAGGAAGTTCAGCTTTAAAAGCAAAGCGCATTTACTGTTGGCTAGTTGAACTGCCTTCTCAGCAAAATCCAGAGCATTTTTATAAGGTGGGTTAGTAATGATGTTATCGCACTTTGTAGTCTCAAGCAGAAAGTCTATGCGTGATTGACCATAACCACGATTCACAAGGTCAGTTGATTGCACCTCATAACCGTGCTTGATGAGCACCTTTGATATATGACCCTCACCGCAGCAGGGTTCCCAGACACTACCCTCAAACTTTTCAACACCCAGCAAAGCCTCAGTTGTTGGCTCTGGCGTGGCGTAATAATCGTCTTGCTGCCTGTCGCCTTTATTATTAAAGCCAACAATACTCATTGCCTGTTGTTTAGGTTTCATCACGCTTTAACAATGCCCTCAACTCATAGTATTCATTTCTGGTTTCACGCAGGTCAGTCCAGTAAGGGCTATCACTCACATGAATGGTGTCATCATTTTCAAGTATGCGTAGCCGCCGCGCTGCGTATTCAAGTTTCTCTTCCAGTTTGGCGCGCACACTTGCACTCATCTTAGAAGGGGATTTCATCATCGAGCTCCCTTTCGCGCTTCTCGTACTCTGCTAATAGTTCGGCATGTCTGCCCAGTATGCTGCGCACAACCGACATCCACTGCTGCTTGCTGATCCTGTTTGCTGTGTCTTTCTCCTTGCAGATAATCATGCCCAGTTCATTCAGGATCTCGCCGCCACTAGCACCAGCTCGCATGATCAGTTCATCCTCAAGTTCCTGTCTATCCATAGTCCTCTCCGTTGTCCGTCCACTGCCCATCGTGCAGCTGATAGGTGATGCTGCTGCCGGTAACATCGATGACGCTGCCATTGATTAGTGAAGTCAGATACCTCTGGTCACCACAGCCGATGTCCTGTTCGTTGCGTGTGAGATGTTTGTCATGTTTCTGGCACAGCCATTTGCCGCCTGTATCCGGCTTGCCATACACACATGTCCGGCAGTTGCGTTGCGGCTGCTCCCCCTCGAAGCAGACTGTTTTGTAGTCACACCACCCACACTTGAAAAATGTAGGATCATCACTTATTCGGTCAGGTATCCGCTCGGGCTCGTAAATGATCTGGCGCGCTTTGTCAGTGTAGTAGTCAGCATCGTCTTTGTTGTAGTCCGTCCTACAGCTGTCCCAATCGC